CTTCAAAAAATAGTTGATGCAATTCCTTCTACTATCTATGGTTCTGAAGATTTATACATCTACGTTGCACAAAACGTATATAGAGCTTATGTAGCTTCTTTAGGTGGATTTGGTGCTTCAGGATTAGGAGCAGCAGGTTTCGATGCTAAAGGTAACAACCAAAGTTTTGATGACTTAATGTTCGGTGGTGTAAAACTATTTGTAGCAAACGGTATGCCTGACCATTCAGCAATCGCTGCTGAAAAATCTAACTTATTCTTTGGAACAGGTCTTTTAAATGACACTAACGAAGTTAAGGTATTAGATATGGCTGACTTAGACGGAAGTCAAAATGTAAGAGTTATCGTTCGTTTTACAGCAACTGTACAATTCGGTATCGGTTCTGAAATCGTACTTTACGCATAGTAATAGAAAATTAATATTAACATAGGAAGGGGTGGGCTAACTACCTACCCTTTTTTATATAAAACAACTTAAAATTATGGCTTGT